TTTACTTTTAATTTTATCAATCATGTTTCCTCCCATATAGTCTTCATATGTTTTTATTACAATATTGTTACATATGTAACAACTACATTGATCGCATTTACGACCACAATGACAATCGTGTTTGCATTCAAAGCAAAACGTTTTCATTTTTTCTTTTCTTCAATTTCGTAAAAGAAATTATCAGTGTCCTCTGTTCGCCACTCTTGTGTATCTTCTACGTTCCAATAGTTAGTTTGAACCTTCCAATCAGGTATTTGGTCTTTTACCGTAAATGACGGTATATCCCATATTAGTCTGTTGTTAGGTTGTGCTGCATAGTTGCCATCATTTAAGGCAAGTATGTGAGCGCACTTATGTTCGTGCGGGATCTCAGAATGATCAGTGTCTAGTATATTAGGCTCTGGATGAGCAAAGTCAACAGTAAATAAATATCTACCCCAATGCCATTTTTTATCTTTACCAATGTATTTACCTGATTGTGCTTCTAAGATGTCCCAACTAGTAATAGCAGGATAATAACTAAAAGAGTTCCACAACTGAAGTTCATCAAGTCTTCTCCTTGGGACGTCAGTGACCTTAAATCCACGTTGAATAAACGCCGTAATTGGGAGGCGATAAAAGATTGCGCCATTCTCCATGATTGCATGAAATAATAAAGCACGCCCAGTAATACATGTAACGCCAAAGATAATACAGTCTTCAACTTCTCCGTGATGTTTTTTAAGGTCATATAAATACTCTCTCCTGATCTGTGCATATTCTACAGGTATGTTTCCATTTAAATAAGCCATATTTTATCCTCATTTAATTGTACCCCAATTTGGTCCAGATTCATAGTCCACTTTGTTTTTAACCTCTAGAGGTATTGTTTTCTCCATTGTCTCTATAATTGATTCTGGTCCGTGGTCCTTGATTGAAATACAAAGTTCATCGTGTATTTGTATGTGAGGTATTATACCTTTTTCATATAAATCTACCATAGCCTTCTTTGTCATATCTGCAGCAGATCCTTGTATCAATCTATTTAAAGCCTTGTATGTAAATGCAGGGGTGTAATAGTTTTCAAAGTAATCCATGTAGTTTGGATCTATTTTATTTTCTTTAAATTTTTCTAGTAACTCAGCTTTAAACGCTTCTCTTGCTTGTTCTTCTGTGTATAATGGCACCTCGTTAAATCTATTTATTTGAGGATTCCATTCTTTGTTTGTAGTTTCCCATTTATTAAATCTACAAAATCTATCATACAATGTGAATAGTAATTTATTATCTTTTGCAAATTGTATTAACTGTTGTGATAAATCACGAACAAAGGGGACCGTACGATGATATTCATTAAATAATTGTTTTGCTTTAGCAGGATCTAATCCTAGTTCTTTTTGTAATTTTATTTTGCCCATACCATAGAAAAGACCTAGGTTGATCGTTTTTGCCTGTTTCCTGGAGATATTAGCCATGTCAGCAACGATTTGATGAAAATCGGCATCCTCGTTATCAAATTGTTTTTTTAAGTTCTCTGTGCCTGCTAGGCCCAATTTTATAGCGTAATGCACCACAATACGAGGTTCTTGTTGTGAGTAGTCAAATGAGGCCCATTTATGGTCTATTTCAGGTAAAAATAACTCTCTCATTTTTTTACCTATATAACCTTTAGATGGAATCTGTTGTAGATTAGGATTTGACATACTAAATCTACCTGTAACCGTGCCTCCCATAGTTCCACCTGCATCAGATCTTATTTGATTTATGTCTGCATGTATTCTTCCTTCATGCACGTACCCAAGTAAACCTTCTATAAATGTATTTACTGCTTTGTCATACTCTCTGGCTTTTGCTATCATACGTAAATATTTATTTTCATGTGTTTTTAAATAATCTTTTGGAAGTTGTGGCATCTTAGATTTAGGTGTAACTTTGTAATCTTTTATTTTTAATTCTTCTAATAAAGTTTTAATTGATGCTGCAGCCCAGATATCAACTCTTATGCCTTTTAGATTTTCAATTGCATTTATTATTTGATCTCTTCTTTTTTTTAAATGTTTTCCAAAAAGCGTAGCTTTTTCAACATCAATCCTAACTCCTTTAAATTTCATTTCAACTAAACATAAAAATAATTTTGTTTCTAATTCAAAAATTTTTCTACATGTCTTCTTTTCTCCATCTTCTTTAATGTGTAATACTTCATCAATTTTTTTATTAAATAAATTCCATAACTTTAAAGTTAAGTTAACATCTTGTTTGGCATATTCTTTTACTATGGATGCTGGTAGTTTGTGCATGTTGGTCATGGGATCTTTTACAGTTCCTCCAGACCACTCTAATGTTTTTTGTTGTAAATCATATTTATATTTTCCCTCATCAAGATAATCTTTTGACAAAGAGTCTAATGAATATTTAAATCTATTCTCATCAATCACTGATGCTGCTATCATAGTGTCGACAATTCTACCTTTAATCATTTTACCAGTTACTGCTCTAATCCAACACACGTCATACATTGCATTATGAAATACTTTTGTAATCTTTTCGTTTTGAAAAATTTTTTCATTTAAAACTTTCCAAATATTTCTAATCTTTTCTAAACTTAAATCAGTGTCTGAATGACTTAGTGGAAAATATGCAATATCATTTTTAGTTGCAACTGCAACACCACATACAAAACCATCATTACGTATGGCTCCTAAACCTTTTGTTTTAAGATTGGGATCATAAGTTTCTAAATCAACAGCTACAGTGTCAATACCTTTTAAATCTAGATCCTCTGGTGTATTACACATTATAATCTCTCTCCAATATCATTTCTAAGTAGTGTATCGCTTTTTTAATATCTTCTTCTTTTCCCTTAAACGAGTGCCTACAAATATATTTTATAGCGTTTCCTTCTGCAAAAAGCAATTTGTTTTCATTTATAAACTCTGCTGGCTGTATCGTAAACTTTTTATAATGATTTCCGCCAACCTGTTTATCTAATGATTCATAACCTACTCCTTTAAATATACTTTTATCTGTCATTTTACTCCTAGTTTGTATGTACTTTGTGATGCTATTGTCCAACAATCATATCTGCCCCTACTGTAAGCAACATATTTTAATCTTAGTTGTGTAAAATAATCTTCTTTTCTAGTTAAAGTTAAATCAACAATAACATTATCAAACGTAAGTCCTTTTACCGTATGAATGTTTGCATATTTAACTCTGGTATCTCCTTCTAAATCAAAACCTTTTCTTAAAATTTTTTCAATATATATGAGTCTTTTTTCATAATCTTCTTTTTTACCACTTTGTACTCTTATCAATCTAAAATCTTTTTCGTTTACAGCAGTTTCTTTTAATAAATTCAATTTAATTAAATCATAAATTGAATAGTCTTTTTTTATCCAACCTTCAAAATCATACTTTCCCTTACCCCTTGGTATAACTTTACTACCCATGTAATCCCAAAAATCTTTTATTTGTTTTAAAGACATCGGCACACCTCTTACAAAATCTGGCCACAGTTTATGACATCTTAATTCTTTTTTTGGTACGTGGGCCGTGTTACCTACATGTGCAAACTCTATGCCATGGTGTTTAAAAAAATTTTTAACCCAGGCATCAGATGGTTTTCCCCTATATGTAAACAAAAAAGTTTCTTCACTATCTCTTATTTTATCTAATAAAACCTGCATAGAGCTTGAATTGTGTCTTAGACTAGGCAAATAATAATGCTCTCCAATTATAGGCTGCCCCTCATGTACATGTCCTTTTCGATAATTAGCAGGTTTCCATATCCTGTCATACCCATAATAATCCCAAACGGGTTTTATAATTTGTTTACATAAAGCATTGATAGTTTTTCCACACCTATATCCCTGGTCTAATTGTTCTGCGTTCTTTGATAGTGTGTGAAAATAATCAGCATTTGCTCCTGCAAATTCAAATATAGTTTGATCTGCATCTCCAACCATATAATATTCTTTAACGTTTGTTGCCAACTTTTGTAAAGCTTCTAATTGTTTTACGTTACTATCTTGTGCCTCATCTACAATGAGTGCATCAATGTCAGGTTCTCTAGTTTCTTCTTTTATAAAATCAGCAATCATATCGTTATAATCACAACACAACGTTACAACATCTTTTTTATAATCAATGTAAGCTTTCTCCATTTCTTGAATTACATTCAGTGTGTAAGGTTTGTATGAATTTCTATCACAAGTTTTCCAAAATTCTTCAACATTTTTACCTTGACCAAAAGCATCACTTAAATATTTATAAAAATTATGTTGGTCAAGCTCTGATTCTTTTATTGTTTGTAATTTAAACAATGAACCTACTTCTTGATTTTTACATAAATTAATATGATCTTTGTAATCAAAAAGTTCTTTATTTAAATTTTTACTTTTACAATAAGAATGTATTGTACATATTTTGTATTTAAAAGATTTTTTAGTTAATCCTTTTTCTTTTACTTTTTCTAATTTTAAAATTTCATCTCTTATTTCATCTGCTGCAACGTTGGTGTGTGATAAAATTATAATTCTGTCGTGAGTATATTTATCCAACAGTTCCAAATATTTATTAGTTAGAAAACCAGATGTTTTACCTGTCCCTGGAGGACCTGATATAAATTTAGGTTCAATCATTTGTCAACTCCTTAAACTCTCCTTCAACAATTAAATTTTCAACATCAACTTTCTGATCTAAAATACGCCAAGATACACAAGACTTACCTTCAAATTTACCGTGATTCTTTTTTGCTTTTAATATTTGTTGGCACTTAATAACTAAATCTACTCTTGGTAAATTTACTTTTTGTCTATGTAAGTAATCTTCAAACTTATCTAAATTAAATTCTAAAACATTTCTTTCTGAATTAAAATAAGGCAAACCAAAGTTTGCTAATTCTTTTTTATTTGTATATGCTTTTTCTTCTGCAATATAATTATCAAAATTCTTTTTAAATCTTAAGTCCTCTTCTGCATCTTCTACATAATCTTTTGATTTCTCTCTTGCCTCAAACTTTCTTCTCATAATTTCTTCAAAGTCTGCAGGTTTCATTTCTGGAATCCACACAGATGCTTTACTAATTACCGCATCATAAAATAATTTTTTATTTCTAAGTGTGGGTCCATCTACTTTAATTGTTTTTTCTACAGCTTCTCCTTGCACCACAGCGTTTATTTTTACAAAGTACCTATCACCTCCATACTCTATAATTTGACCTATGGATTGTTTTGCTTCCTCACTTGTTGCTTCTTGTACACCTATCCAACTAAAAATTGTTGCAATTGTTTTTGTAGAACAGCCAATAATTTCTGCAAGTTTAGGCATGCCAAATTTTCTATTTGCTTTTTTATGAGAAGTTCCTTTATTTTTTCTTTTGCTACTTTCTTCATCTTTTGCAGCAACAGCAACTTTGTAAATAAAATTATCTATATCATCTACACTCCATTCTGTATGTTTTAACAACACACCTGCAATTGCTGTGCAATAGTCATCTCTTTGTCCCGTGCCCGCATAAGTAATACATAAAGCTGCTGCTAACGCAATCTTACCTAAATCTACTTTTAAATTACCTGGATATTCATCTATTCCATCGTATTTAACCCACTCTACTACTTCGTTTGTTGTATGATATTTTGTTTCTGGAACCAGTGTATACTTGTTTGCGCCATGTCTAATCTCACAAAGAGTTGCACCATGACCATAATTTTTATAATAATTTTCTAATTCTTTTGGTAATGCAAATTTTTTATAATCTGATGTACCAGACCAAAGATAATGACTTGATGGATTATTTCTTCTACCAAATATTGCACCACAAGATTTTATGTGATCTGCAACAAATCTTTTTACAACAGGATTATCAATATCAAAATCTATGTATTGATCTAACCTAAGTCCTATTTGTTTTGTTGTGTGTTCTATTCTCCATTCTTCTTTCGTAATTTTAAAATCTGGGTCAGACCATTTTTCAACTACAGCCTGCTTTGTATCACAGGGTATAATTACCCGTCCCAGATCTATCCAATCTTCATACGTAACTGGAGCATTATTTATCTTATCATTCATAAATTAAAAGTGGGCGTATCCACTCTCGCTTCGACGCCCACTACCTAGGATCTTATAAATTTAAAGATTTTTTGGTTTGCTCTTGAGTTTCTGGTTTAGCTTCTACCTCACCTTTACCTACACTAATTGCAAAATTTTTAGCCATGTCATACATGTCTTTATTTGCAATAGGTCCAGCTTTTGAAACATCCCAACCAAACCATGTTCCTTTGTCGTTAGACATCTGAACAGTCGATAGGTTATAAATGTGGCTATAAGTTGGCGGTGTAAATAAACCATTCTTACCCTGCATTTTAATACCCATCATCATTGAGTTCCATTTTCTACTAACTTTAAGTTGAGTAGACTTCATAGAAATCAAAGCTGTTTCTGGGTTCTCACCGTCAATCAATACAAAATGACTAGCAGTATTTTCAAGATAGTTTCCGTTTGGTAATCTATCTTTGTAGTCTTTACCTCTAGTTGTTTGACTTATGATATCACTATCTGCGTCGTGAATCGCAACAGGTGCACCTGTACTTGTGCCTCTGTCTTGCCACTCTACGTATTGTCTTTTGTAATGGCAAGGTATTACACTAACCTTGTCATACAATTGATTTGTAACAGTGTTTATTATTTTGCCAGGTTCTGCGCCCTCGACATACTTACCATCTCTTTTGTTTACCTCTGGAGATAGTTGGCCCAAAATTTTTAAGAAAGGCAACGCAAGATCTTCTTGCGATATATTTTGAGCGCCTTGTGCTGCATCAGCTTCCATATCAAATGTTGCCAATGCTCCTTCTTTTTTTGTTGCTACTTGGTTCATGTTACTTGTTCCTTTTTATTGTAGTTTTATTCTCCGAGAATACCCCGAAGACTTCCGTTGGCATTTCTTTACCTGCCTCAATACGCTCACGGACTAACGCTTTCAGAGTCATGGG